CATAGCATCATCTGCTTCTTTGGATACATTATCAAATCTTCGTTGTGGCGTATCTTCTATTACAACATTAGATTGTGATAATTTATATTCTAGAGTTTGAATTTTATCCATTAATGCTTGATTATGCTTGGTTAAAGTGTTAATTTTTTCTAAAGCTATTTCAAAGTTAAGTTTTAACGAATCACCTTCCATTACAGACCCATTCTTCCCATTACTCTCTTTATATCTTGACGTAATGATTCCATTGAAAGCTCTAATTCATTTATTCTATTAGTTTCTTTTACCAATGCTTCGCCTAAAAACTGAATATCCCTTGGAAGTCCTGTGCTAGTTTCTGTAGATTTTTTCTTTTTAGGAGTAGGATTTTCTACCACTATCGTTTTTGTTTTTCCAGCCATTGTTTCGTCCTTTCATCTATGATTTCATTTAATTTACGTTTATTTTTCTTACCATGTTCTTTTATGGCACATTTCTTGCAAATCCTTTGTTCTTGATAAGGATGCTCTGGAGGGATTGCAAAGTTTCCCCAAATATATATGTTTTGCATTTTTGTGATGCGGCACAAAAAGCATTTGAATAAACATTTAGGTAACTTTGCATTTATCCCATACATTGTTATTTTTTCCAAACAAGATTCATTTTATACACATTGGCTACTTTGTTAAGTAGTATTTTTGTATAATGCTTCTTGTCCGATGTCATTTCATCTACGAATCCTTCTATAAATAAGTATTCTATAGCTTCCATGCAATCTTTTTTAGTTACTTTATTCATTATTTCCCCCATAGTTTTCTCTGTACAATTATAGACATTACTGCATAGTTCGCTATATCTATAAATGTATCTTCTAAGCTTTCATTATTAGGTTCTCTATTATTCATAGTCAAATTAAGTAATCTCTGGACTTTATCGTTAATTCGCACAGAAAGGGCCAATAGAGAGCGTTTTACCTTGTCATCAGTGTCTACCACTATCTCACCCATTCCTATGTTTTTAGGGCCATAATCAGCCTGTTTTCTTGAAAAGAGTTCTACCATGTCATGAGTTATATCTTCAAATTCATTCATCATTTTAGGATATTTTTCTTCCATTTCTATAAGAACTTCTGATTCATCTTGCATCTTCATCCTTTCTACCTACAAAGGGTATGTATGAGCGTAAGATAGTTTCTAAAATCCGAATCTTTTTCTTGAGCTCTACATTCTCTATAAGTACTCTTTTTAATATTTGTTGTAATTGTTTCATAAGGGGGTAGCTCAGGTAGGTTAGTACGAGTGTATTGTTAGATCGCTAATCATCAAGGTTATGCTATTATACATAAAAGAAGCGTACCCCCTTATAATTGTTATGCTACTGCCCTGCAAAGACCATCTACTATAGCTGCATTTTGGCTATATGTGGTAATTGTAGGATTTTCTTTATGCCAGAGTAGATCTGTGCTAGCATTTAGTAAGTTCCAACCAGTAAATGTATTGGTATCTTCAGTACCGACCTGATTAGGATTAGTAAATCTATCTACAATTTGTCCCCAAATACTAACAGGGATTTCTTGCAAATGATTATGTCTAATTCTACCAAGCTCTTCTGTAGTAACATGTGATTTACTAAGCCTTCTAAAAGAATGCATTAAGGTATCTAAATTACTACTTCCTCTAGTAAGACTATTAATGTTAGTTACTACTTGGTCTAGATTTTCTTCCCAATTCTCACTCTTAGGTTCATGCTTAAATCTATATGTATTGAAATGATCTTTACTCATCATTCCATTGGTACATATTAGACGATAGAGCATCATAGCAAATCCAAATGCTTTACTACCATCATATGAGTTCCAAAATTGCATGCCTAAAGCTACATCATCACCAGGTTCAACTTCACCTGCTATATGTTGAGATTTCATGGAATACACGAAATTTCTACCATTAAAGAATGTTTTATCATGAACAAAGTCAATATTACATTCTTCAGCTACTTGATGAGCAGCATTTTTTACTTCCTCATTAGGTAATAGCATATAGCTATTTCCTACTACACCTACTTCTTTCCAACCATTACCAGCAGTTGGATCTTCTTTTTGCATCTGAACTGCATAAGCAGATGATTGTATGCCATTATAATCTAATGGTACTTTTCTTATTGGTAAATAAGGGTTCATGGGGTGGTCTCCTTTTTTCTTAGTTTTAAAATATGTGATTCGATTCTGGCAATACTTTGATAGATTTCAGTAATTTCTTTACCCATCTTATCTCTAAAAGCATTTATACCATCTTTCCAATCAGCGTCATTTGCTATCTTGTCATACATTACTTTATCCTTTCTCTAAATATTGCCTTTGCTCCACTTGAATCAGTGCTTATCACTACTCGCTTTTTAGTTAGCTTAGAAAGACGTTGTTTTTCTATCATTAACCATTCACCAGTAGTGATATATACACCTTTGAACCAAGTTTCATCATTAGGGTCTAACCATTTAGTTATCTGTATCATCTTCATCCTATAGTAGCTCCATTTACGTTTAGTTCTAAACTTAATCCTTCTTTCTCTCTATTTGCTGTACATTCAATCTTTAAATATTTGATTAAATTGTTTTCATCCTTATAAGGAGTGAGAGAGAGGACTTTATTAGCATTATAACCAATTCTAAATGATCCTTTTGCTGAAGTTATATCCATTCCTTCATGAAATGCTTGCTTTGTTATTTCAGATACTGCAAATACTACTACATTATTCTGAATTGCAAGTTCCATTAGAGCTTGAGATACCTCTTCAACCTTCATGTTGTTATCTGATTTCTGAGATCTAAATAAACCCATGTGATCTACAACAATTATTTCAGGTTTATATGGTAGCATCATTATACGTTTATTCAATTCATGTGCATAACAACTATTATAATCTATGGTAAGCCAATCAAAGTTTTGAGATATACCATTAGCATACTGCTTGTAATGAGCTCTCAATTCTTCTTCAGACCAACCTTTCTCCATCATAACAAATCTCATCCACATCTGACGTGGAGACATTTCCATCTCTATAAAGTATGTTGGACGTTTGAGTTTATTAACCCAGTTTTGTAGCAACATAGTTTTCATAGATTTAGGAGGAGCTTGTAATATCACAACTTCACCTGGATATATAGGAAAGGTTTGATTATAAAACTTGCCTATATCTATAGGATCATGATCTTTTGTCAGAAATTCAACAAGTTCTTTTTCCATAGATTTAGCATCCATTAAGTTTTGAGACTTTTTAGATTTATACAGTCTACAACTAGACCGACAATGATTATCCATATGGGTATCAGTACATCCATAGTTATAACCATTTCCATTATGACCTTCATAGCAATCAGTAACTATTTTATCCATTTCTGCTTTAGTAAACGGATGCTTAGATAGATCTACTCTCTGTCTCCAATCTTCCATGATTAAGCGTACAATATGTTCAGGATATCTCCATCTCAAATAACCTGAAATTCTAAGAGCTATTTGATGTCGTGATCCTTGGGCTGTACCTGCCATCATAGTTTGTATACATGGATACCAAACAGGATCTGGATTTCTACCAAGTGTTACAGTTTCAAAATCTTTATCACTAGCTTTAGTTTTACGTTTCAATACATCAAATACAGGTTCGCACTCTAATGTAGTCCACTTATAAGTAGATCTTTGTGTTTTTGCTAATTCTTGTATTTTAGTTATTGTACCATGCAATTCAGCATGTGTTAAAGGTATTTTATAAAGCTTAGATTTACTATTTAAAGTATTTACTATCCTTATCAATCTTGTTTTGTCAGATACAGATACATCTGCATATTCGTATATACCTCTAGCTTGCAATTCATCTTTAACTTTAAGATGTAAATTAGGCGAAGGTTTCCATCTAAATGCAGATCCAGGTATTCCTAAATGAAATCCAGTTCCAGAGAAATAGATTTGATATGGTATACATAAATCATCTAACAAGATTGTAAGTCCAATAGCTTTCTGTTTAGCTTTATCTGGGTTTTCTCCATCAACATCTAGGAGAAATTCGTCAGGCATATATAGCATTCCATCATATGATGCAAGAGTTTTCTTTTCTTTAACATAATCAATTACGTGACCATCATAATCCCATAGGGACATAAAAGTATCTTGTGCCATGCCTACCCATTTCTCAACGTCATGAACATCACCAAAGTGATGCCTATTTGATAATCCGAATGCAAATTCTTTTATCATTCTTTCTCCTTAAATTACTTCATCACCAATACATTGAGTTTCTGGATATAATGCATATTTCCAACAATAATTAGCCTTGCCATAGTTACCTTTTCTTTTAATTGAAGTCTTTTTTAAAGCTTCTCTTTCAGTCAAGGTATTCATAGACCTTCTAACAGATGTTATTGGATACTTTTTATCATAACTTGTATTTAAGATGTCTTGTATTTCAAATGGGGTGAATATAGCATTACTATTTCTTGCAAATATTAGCAATATTATATCATCTTGCTTCATAGTCTTAAGATAAGATTTCTCTAGTTTTTCACCAACTTCATTTGTTGTATTGTAAAATGTCATGATTTATCTCCTAAAAATTCTTTTGTTTTGTTGACTAATATTTGTTCAGCTTCAGTTAAATCACTATCCATATATGTTACCCACATTTTCAACAGTTCAGTTCCATATTCAAGTCTATTAATTGCTTTATACAATTCATTACTTATATCTTTTGGTATTTTTTTCATTTATTCTCCAAAATGAGAAAAGGCTATATCTTAAGCATATTATTTGTAAACAATAACACTTAGAGCTGTTACTACTCTTAATGCATACAGGAGATATAGCCTATCTCAAGGGTTATTTAGAAAGGAATGGCTTTTCCATCAGTAGTAGAGGTATTTGTTGCAACAGTTGTCCCAACAGTACCATCTTCACTTTTTGGATTTAACATGTTTTCTAAATTCTTTTCTATACCAGATTGAATGGCTTTTACTTGATCAGCAGTATAAGATAGATGCTCACCTTCATGCTCAACAGGAGCTATGCTATCAAACATACGTGTATAACCATTGCCAGTTTTCTGTTCTTTATAGAATAAGACATGAACTTTCTTACCAACAAGACCTTCAGCTTCATCATCATATTGGATAACAGGCTTTTTACCAGTTGGATCTTTAAGAACTCCCATTATTCCAGCATTTGCATACTTGAATAAGTTGGAAACTTTAAATTCTTCACCAGTTTTCTTGTTAATTACTTCATAAATACGTAAATCCATATTGTCAGGATATCCATCGAAGTTGATAGTTACATATCTTTTATCATTATCACCTTGCTTATAAACTCCATATTTAGCATGAGTTATTGTAAGTTCATGCCATCCATCTTCGAATTTACCACCACCACTATTTACAGCCATTGTTTTAACTGCCATTATTTTACTCCTTGTTTATTGTTAAGACTTGCAGCGTGCTTTTTGGTAATTCCACCACTTCCAGCACTGTTTCCATCATCATCATATTGAGCTATTCCTACCATTGCAGATAAGCCATATCTACGACCATATGTAATAGTAGAGCCAATAGCTTGAGCAGTTGCTTTTTCTACTGGCATTTTCAATCTTGATTTAATCCATTGTCCAGATTCATGCAACAACATTGTAGTTACATAAAATTCTCCTGGTTTGCCATCATTTCCTTGAATAACTGATAGTCCATACTTAGTTAGATGTGGAAAAGATGATTCAATTACTGTATGTAAATCTGCATAACCAGAATTAAAGAATGGATTAGTGGATTTCTTCTCAGCTCCTTTTATTTCAGATTGAGCTTTAGATAATGCACTAGCCAGCTTCTCTATCTTATCAGACTTCCATAGTTCTTGCAAACCATTAGACTGTTCAAAGATTTCGGGGTCAGTATCCCTATTAGGAATATTTTCTTCCATTTGAACCTCCTTAAGTTTCTATTTTTATTGGTTTTGATTTCTCAGCTGTTTACGCTTAATGAGTTCAAGCATTCGGTTTTTAATTATTGTAATAAACTTATGAGAGCGTGATTCGTTCAAAGAACGTAAATATAGCTCTAAATAAGACTTAATAACAATATCTTCCAAACTTGACTCACTAACCATAGGGTAAATATAATGTGATAATTATCACATATACAATAGAAATTAGCTAAAAGTTAGTTTTTCTTCTTGGGGTATAATAGACTTAATCTTGTCAGCAATTGCTATTATTTCCTCAAAACTATAACGATAATCAGATAGCATAACTTCTTTAAGTGTTTCATCTATTTGAGCAGATGTTTGTTCTCTTATAGCTATTACACCTTTATCATTAATTTGATCTACTATTGTAAGCCTATTTCCAGATTTATCTATAAAATTAGCTTGATTTTTCATCTTTAACCTCTGTTATTTTAAGTTCTAAGTTGTTAACATGTCCTAAATGCTCACTACTTCTTATTATTTCTTTGACATGAGTTTTGTCTTCAGCATTTACTTTAATTGGGTATGATAATACTACATCAAATGTTTTCACTTTTTTAGTCTCCTTATATAATTATCAGTTATCATTGATTTAATAATGGGAGTTACTCCTCCGGTATTCTTATCACTAAGTTTACGGAGGAGTTTATCGGCCCATTCTAGTTGCTCTTTGCGACTAGAAAACTTACGCATTACGTCATCTTAACAGGAGGAACATAGTTAGCATTACTTGATATAGCATTCCATGTTTGTCCAGTCTGTATCATACCATCACCATCACGCCAAGATAAAGCAGCTTTAACAGTAGCAGATTCTAATTCTCCACCACTTCTCCAGCCACCAACACTAGGAGTACCCTTAGCATTAGCTACACCTTCAAAATGACTTTCTCCTGTAGAAGGATTAATCATTTCAAGATATAAACCCCATTGATGACGTTCTTGTCCAGATGCTAAATCAGGAATATTTACATTAATTAACCTGTAAAATCTTCCATCGATAGTATCTTCATCTTCTATCTTAGTTTCCAATGTTTTAAGAATTTTCTCTAAACCATGGAAATTTATGATATCAGT